TTATTCTTCCTCCCCTTCAGTCCCGTACTCTACATCCAACAATCTAACCTCAAGCTCTAGGCTCGTCGTAAATCCGCTATTACTCAGAGAGTGCATAACCTTAGTAATTGTCCACGGTTGCTCGTCTATGACGCGCTTAAAGCCTGAAACCTGCACCGGCGTCTCAGGGTAAAGGTCTGCTCGCCCCGTCGCCAGCCTGATTGAAAACTCAGCAACCCCACGTTGCAGTTTGTCCCATTTTGCCTGGGCGGCTCGCATGGCCTGCGCTTTGGTTGAAAAAATTGTCGTCAGGGCAAACACGTTGTCATCCTCGCCGACCATGTATTCGCCCTCCCTGGCTTCCGGCGCCTTCACCGTTTTTTTCTTCGTTACCGGTTTGGCTTTGGGGTGCTGTAGCGCGCGTAAATGCTGCTCTTTGGGTTTGCGTTTTAACGTAACCTTTTGCTTTTGTGGTTTCGGGTCTTTGGTGTGCAACCATTTTGCCGTAACGCCGGTATATGCCCCACGGTCAGCAATCGAAAACTGATGGCGGTCGCCATCGCTGCGGGTGATCGTTATCTGCGGAATGGCTTTTCCGCTGGCTGTAACCCCACGACCGGCTTTGAGGAAAAGTAACTTTCCCGCTTTTACCGAAACCTCACCGCCGTTTCGCTCGGCGAGCCGTGTCAAAAATTTGGCATCCGATTCCTGTGACTGGTCGATATGCGGAATTTTTATTCCGGCCAGCTCCGGTATAACGCTCGACGTCAGTTTGTTACGTGTCGCTATCGCTGCCACGATCTCGCCGAGCGTCTTGTCATGCCAGGACTCTTCCCGACGTGAGTTAAGCGTTCCCCGAAAATCGGCGCTACGGGCGCGGATTGTCACTGTATCTGGCGCGCCATGATGTTCAACCTCATCGACGGTAAAACTTCCCTTACCAATCAACGCAAAGCCTTTCCACCCGAGGTAAAGCGTCAGTACGGCACCGCGTAACGGCAGCTCGACCAGCCCGTCAGCATCATCAAGCTCGATGTCGAGCTGGTCGGCCTCGAATCCGCGATTGTCTGTCATGGTCAGACTCATCAACCGATTACTGATGTTGCCGGTAATATCTTTGCTGTCGAGCATCAGCATAAAATCTGGCGTCAGTACTCCACCCGCATTCAGGTTCAGCATATCGAGCATCAGCTAATCCCCACCATGCCGGACACTGATGAGGCCATATTTCCCGCCTTGCCAATCAGTGATTTTGCCTGTTCGCCGATATCGCCATACAGCGCCGCAAGGGATTCATCCACGCGGGTGAGCGTCAGCGTAAAATCAATTTTGCGCGCCGTTCCGTCAGCAAAAAACAGGCTTCCTGTCTCGCTGATATTATTGATGACGTACATACCGTAAATCGTGCCGGTACCATCCAGTAACGGCCAGGCGCGCCCCTCGTCAGCCATTAAACGAATGGCCGTCATCGTCAACTTTCCGCCGGTGAGCTCAGGGTACAACACACCGGCCAGGGTAATTTTTTCATCCCCCGGCCCCAGATACTGGAAAGAATCCCGCTTACCTACGCGGGAGTTTGACGGCCACCGATATTCTGCATCGCGTTGCATCGTCTGGTGTGGCAACGTCTGGCGCATAAAAACAAACATGCCGAGTGCAAGCATCATTTTTCGTTACCTCCTGTCAGTCGTGGTTCATGCTGGCACGCTGTCGGGCGCGTTTTTCACGCTCAAATTTTTCGAGCGCATCCTGTAGCTGGCGATCGAGCTGCGTACCGCTGCCGCCCCCCTGAACGTCAATGTGATATTCGTTTTTACTTTGGTCTATATAAGAACGTCCCGCCGGTGCGGTGACGGGTTGATATGCCTGATAGCCACCGTAAGTGCCGGTTGCCGGAATATAAGAGTTACCCTGCGTGGCTGCGTTCGCTTTTGCGGCAGTCTGGTCAAGCGTGCTGGACTCTTTATTAATAATGCCGAGTTTCTCAAGCACCCAATCAATACCGCTGCGCAGCTTATTAAATGCCGTCAGCGGCAGCGTTAAGGCATCCGCCAGCCGTTTACCGAACAACACACCGGCATCACGAAAACTGTTTAAGGTTTCCTGCGATGACTTGACCGGCGCAATCAGGTTGTTAAACCAGTCCCACACGGCTTTCAGTTTTCCGCCCAGCCAGTCAAACATCGGTTTAAGCGGCGCAAACAGTTCAGCTACTGGCGCAAATGCGGCCCGCATCCCTTCAATCACTCCGCCGAAAAATGCGCTGATGGGCTCCCAATATTTACGGATGAGCAATGCCCCGGCGACAATCGCGGCCACAACAGCGACAACCGGCCAGGAAATCGCGCCAATAGCGGTAATGATGCCTCCGGCCACCGTTGTAAATACGGTACCGAGCGCCGTCGCAACGGCGATGATGGCATTAACTCCCGTTATAACCGGCCAGGCAATCAGCCCAATGGCCCCAATCATACCCACCACGCCAAGCGCCACGGCGGTAATCACCCCAAGCGTCTGCGCGAGCTCTTTATTTCGCTGGATCCACTTATCAAGTTTGAGCACGTAACCGGTCGCAGTCTGCACCAGTTTGCGTAATGAGGATTCCTGCTGGTCAAACAGGTCTGTGCCAACAGCCTCATACGCAGACTGAAACTCTTTGAAGTCGCCGCCGAGGTTATCCTGCATGACTTTAACCAGCTCCTCGGTCTTGCCGTCCGAGGCTTTAAATGCCGCTGTCAGCTTATCGAGTTTCCCGCTGGCCGCAGCGTCTAACAGGGCATTAGACGATTTCAGCGCTTCCTCGCCGAATATCGTTTTCAGGTATTCGCCTGTCTGACTTGTTCCGAGCTTATTCTTTTTAAAACTGGCCTGGATTTCTTTCAGAATGGTAAATACGGGCCGCATGTTGCCCTTGCTGTCTGCCGTCTTAACCCCCAGCTCTTTTAATGCCGCCCATGCCTTACCTGTTGGGGCCTGTAACCGGCTGACGACAGCGCTGCTACCGGTACCGGCCATCGATCCCGTGATATTGTTATCATGAAGCACACCCGTCATGGCGGCGGCTTCTTCGAGGCTTACTCCCGCAGCTTTGGCAACTGGGGCCAGATAGGTTAAGGCGTCACTTAATCCCTGAAAATCGGCCGCTGATTTATTCATCGTTGCTGAAAGCACATCGCCGATATGGGCTACCCGGTCATTTGAAAGCTGGAAAGCGTTTTTGGTACCGAGCAAAAGCTGCGCGTTCTCTTCCATCGTCCGCCGGTTAGCGAGCGCCATATTCAGCGTGACGGGGGTCGCCGCCTGGATTGCCGCCGCATCGCCGCCCGCTTTCGCGATGATAATCTGAGCTCCGACTGCATCATCAGCAGAGGCGGCAGTATTGTCGCCGAGCTGTCGGGCCTGCTTTCGCAGCGCCATCATTTCGGCAGATTCTTTCGCCACGCCGAGCACGGCCTGTAACTCGGAGTTTTTTTGCGCAAAATCATATCCCGGCTTCATCAGTGCAACACCGGCCAGCGTGCCTGTCGTCGCTATACCGACACCGGCGGCACCCATTGCGGCCGCATTTCCGGCCAGCTCCTTACCGGCCTGATATCGCTGCTTAACCGCATTGAGCTTTGCCTGTTGCGCGCTGACCCGCGCCAGCGCTTCACGCTGACGATTGAGCTGTGCTGTCGTTTCGCTAATGTTGGTTTTTAACCGGCGTTCATCCGCGGCCAGGGTACGGGTATTTATTCCCGCCTGGCTGAGTTCCTGCCGCTGGCGCTGTACAGCCTGCCGTAAGCTGTTGTGTTTAAGCTGTAGCGCGGCGGCGCTTTTTCGTGCCGCGTCCATCGCCTGCGCCTGTGCGCGGGTAGGCTGCTCCGTATTTTTGAACTGGATCGCCAGCGCGGCGGCTTCCTGTTTCGCTTTCTTCAGCTCCTGACCGGTAACGGCGAGTTGCGCGCTGGCCTTGCGAAATCCGTCAATACGGGATGCCTGACCGTTAAGCTCACGCAGTGATTTTTGAGTGTCCCGGATATCACCAGACAGCGTTTTACTCGCTGTCTGGATGGTTTTAAACGGGCGGGTCGCCTGGTCAACAGCCTTGAGTAAAACCTGCAATTTAACGTCGTTACTCATTCGTGTTTCCGCTTCGCTGTAGCGCCTTTTCGCGCCAGGTGGTGAGCTCGGTCAGGCTCATGGGATATAACTCTGATGGCGGCCAGTGAAAAATCACCGCGATATCCGCCATCAGGTCATCGACCGACATGTCTTTCGGGAAATTTAATCCGCCAAATTCGGCGACAAAAAACCGATCACCTTTGTTGCCAGCGCCATCAGGTCGGGTAAATCCATCATGACGACATCCGATTCGGTAAGAGACGGACTGGTCATACGCGGCAGCACTTTAATCAGGGCATCCACTTCAGAGCGCGCAACGTCTGCCAGGCTAACACCGCGCAGGGTTCCGGCGTTAGGCTTCATCAGGGTGATTTTTTCAATGACCTGCTCGCCGCGTTTGATGGGGTTTTCCAGGGTGACGATGTTTTCTTTGCTCATGATTTTCTCGCTGTTTACGGATTCGGGATTAACCGGCCAGGCATGCTGGCCGGGGAAAAATTACAGGCCGATATTGCGGCGATGCTGATCGAGTCGGTCGACACCGTTCACCTTCTCAATCATGTTGAGGACGTCGATTTCTACCAGCTCTTTACCGTTCATGGTCAGCTTGTAGTACGTGCAGACCAGCGATAACTTGCTGCTGGTATCCTCGCCCTGTTTGCTCTCGCCGTTATCGACTTCCTTCACCTTGAAACGGGTCTCAACTTCCACCGCCACGGTTTCGCCGGTATCGTCCCGCTGGTAAGAGCCTGCATAGCGCAACAGCGTCCCGGTACCGACGGCACCATAAAGCGACCAGATCGCATCATCAGGGAAGCCGCCGAGGGAAATCTCCATCGCCAGCGCGTCATCGTCGAGGCCGAAATCGACAGGGGCCGAGCCTGACATCCCGCCGCCCCGGTAGTTTTCCAGCTTACGGGTCAGCTTTGGCAGGGTGACGGACTCGATAACGCCGAGATAGCTGACGCCATCCAGAAACGTATTCAGGTATTTGAGCTTGCGCGGCATTGCCATTGGTCAGGGCTCCTTAATTGCTGTTAACCGATGACACCAGATTCGCCAGGTATTTATCGGTAATGCGCTGGCGTAGCGTCAGGTTTTCGAGAGGGGGAACCGGCGTATAGTCGTAATCGATATACAGTTTCCCGGCTTTGAGGGTCGCCGCGTCGTTGGCAGATTCATCAAACCAGCAGGTCGCATCGACGATATAGCCCGCCGTTTTCATCTCGCGGAATTTCGCATTGATACCCGCAACGATGTCCTTAATCAGCGTGGCAGTGATCGGCTTGTCGACCGCCCACATGTGACCAGCGGCCATTGTGTCGGCGATAACCTGCGCGGTGCGGGTGTAGTTCTCAAACAGGAACTGCGGGTCATCGGAGCAACAGCGGTTACCCCAGAAGCGGAAACCATCTTTACGAATGAGCGTGGTGACGCCATCCTCGTTAAGCAGGTCGGCATCGGTGCCGGATTCCTGCAAATCCCAGAAGACCGACGCGCTGATGCCGGTGACGCCGTTCACACCAACGTTTGACAGGGTTTTATGCCAGCCGGTGTCCTGGTCGATTTTGGCGCGCAGGCCCAGCGCGCGGGCAGTCGCCCAGGCGGTTTTGGTCGCGTTCGCCGTGGTATCCCATGCCAGAAAATCGGGCCAGATAACCATCAGCTCGCGCTGGCTGAAATTCTCGCGATAAAGCATCGCCTCGGAAATGTTCTTACAATCCCATGCGCTGATATAGCCAAAGGCGCGCAGCTTCTGGCAAATCGGCGCGAGAGCAGTTGCAACCTCAAGGGAGTCGAGCCCCGGAACACCGAGGATGCGCGGTTTAACGCCGGTGACGGCCTCCGCCGTGAGCAGTGCTTTCAGGCCGGTGTAATTGCCGCTTTCGTCGGTACCGCCGACGATATTAGAGATAGTCTGCGCTTCGGCATCGTCGCCGGTACCTTCGGCAACGCGCACAACGATAATGACCGGTTTCGACTGGTCGGCGATCGCCTGGAGGGATGCGGCCAGAGTGCCTTTTGTACCTGCTTTGGCGATGGCGCTTTGCACGCTGGTAATCAGTACAGGCTTATTGAGTGGGAAGGTGGCGGCATCGGCATCGCCTGCCGTGCAGACCATGCCGATAATCGCCGTTGATACGGTGGAAATGACGCGGGTGCCGTCGTTAATCTCGACAACCTGGACGCCGTGATGAAAATCGCTCATCCGTTTAACTCCGTGGTTAAGGGTGAGCATTATTTTCAATCGTGGTTGAAAGGGTGACGAGTCATCCCCGCTGTAACAGGGACAGTACAACAGGAATGACCGTCACGAGTCAGGCGACGCGGCTCCAGCACATCAGCAGGGTGTGGGCTTCCACCACACTGAACGATTTACCTTCGCCGAGGTTTGCCGTTTTGCCGCTGGTCGAGTGCTTATGCGGGGGCACTATGACTTCATGGTCATGCTTCCCGCCCATATCCGTGACACCCAGCTCTTTCGGGTTAAAGAGCTGCCGAACATCCCCGCCTATTTCCCACGGGTCATCCTTACCAGCGACACCACCATGATTGTGCTCGCCGTCTTCAGATGTTCTTATCTTCTGCTCCTCCTGTTCGCTGGTTTCGCCGGTCACATCGATTTGTACGGCGGGCAGGTTTGCGCGCAGTAATGTAGCGGTATCGCTGCCGCCGGTATTCCCTACGTTTGAGCCGTCAGCTTTTGCCACCCGGATTGTTTTATTTTCACCGGTGTAAATCCATTGCGACCACGGCCAGCGCTCATTAGGGTTGAGGTTCTGGTTAAAAAAGCGGGTGGTACCTGGGGGGTTATCCTCCTCCCATGCATCACGTACCGCTGTTTTAACAGCCTCCGTAATTGCCTGCTGTATGTTAATATCAAGCTCGTTAAGGATTTTATCGGCGTAGTCCTTAGCCTCATCCTTTGCCCGGCTGACCTCGCCCAGGGAGGCAATCACAACCGCCGGATCCGTCATTAACCGCACATCGGCGGTATTGTTAACCGCTATCCACAAATTGACGGCCTGCTGCCTGCCTGAACCTTCCGCCAGAAGTGGCTTATACGACGGTGGCAAACTGGCTACCGCCAGGCATACCCCGTTATCATCGTAAAGCGCGGCCTCTCGCAGCCAGAACCCGCCGACCTGGGGAAACATGACCATCTCAGCACGGATCACGTTTGCACCACTGTCGGCAATGACCAGGCGGTTAAGCGGGGCACGATAAAGCTCATTAACCAGCCCCGTTTGCTCCGCATAGGGTTGATATGGCGTGCCTCCACCATCTCCCACCCCCATATGGGAGAAGCCGACAGGCTCCCCCGATATCGCCGCCGCTGCCATTTTTGCTTCTCCGGCAGGCGTCAGAATAGCAATATATTTTTTCCCTGCCATAGAATCACCTCTTAAATGCTGATACCACGGCGGGCGTAGTAGGCCTGGAAGTAATCGTAAATTGACTTTATTTCCGTATCAGATAATGCACGGTCAAAAATCAATGCTGCGCCGATATCCGATGCCTCCGGAACCTCACTGCTAATACCTCGACCAATCCTGTATTTCAGTTCAGGGTTTACAATGTTTTCAAAGGCAGTCGTCGGGATATTCTCCCTGCTCAGCTTGTCGGTCATGCTCGCGACATTAATTTTTTTACCCGTGTCCCGGCCATAGATAAACGCAGGCTCTCCGGCTGTCACATTTAATGTGACATAACAATTCAGCACTGTATTGGCATTAGTTTCTGTATTTTTATAATGCGAATAAAATGTCAGCCTTTCCGTTCCCTTATCAATAACCAGACTGCGACCAGCGTTATCCATACTATTAAAAGAAGAAATAAAATATTGGCGCAGTGTGGGATTTACTTTCTTCACAACAGCAATCAGCGTCGTTTCCTTCGTCGTTGGCACTCCCGTATCAATAAAGTTATTAAGATCGAAAGTGGCAAAATGATTGCTTACTACAGGCGAGCCAGACACGACCGCATCCGCGCCACCTGCTGCAAAGTTTTTCGACAGATTCCCGCGCCCGTAAATACCTGCATATAAAAGACCATCTGTGTTAAATGGTGGATTCCATCCATCCGGGTTTGCAATGATATTAGACGGCACGTTAGATTTGATGACCATAACCATGTTATTTACTCTCCGTAAGGAATCGAAAGACAGAATTGCACTGATGCGTTATTTAACGGGTATGGTTTACCTACCAGCTCCGGTATATTTTCGGCCTCATACTGGCCCGTCCCCGCTTCGAAAATGAAATTGTCCAGCGAGTTAAATCTGTCGCTATCAAAAACGTTGCCGTTTCCTTCATGGGTGGTTTTATCGCCATACCACAACTTTGCATTGCCGGTGATATCCCGGCCAGCTGTGATTTTGATAATCGTATCAGCCACAATTTCAACAGCGGCGATAGCTACGGTTCCGGCACTGTCGGTCACACGAAAACCTTTATCGACATACATCGTGGCAACGTTTTTCACGTATGACGGCCTGAACGTCAGCGGCGGTGACGGCACGTGATAAAACACGTAAATCTCACGCCCAATATTGATAATTCTAATCGGCCCCAGCGGCTCCCAGCCTTGCCCCTCGTTTAATACCTGGTGCATCACTTTGGCGAATTGCATATCCATCCAGCGATAGCCATTCGGCCCCAGATGCCCTCCTTTATCCGGGAAGGGATACGCAGGCGTGACAAGGTAAGCGTTATCATGTTCGCGACAAAATTCCCACTGCGCCATCCCGATAGATAAATCAGCATCATCACGGGTATAGCCGGCCCCGGTCTGGTACATGAAAATAGCTGGCGGCGCTTTCTGTCCGGCGATGCCGACAGCCATATCGGCTACCATATCGTTATAGAGTTTTTCGAGATTCGCCTTATAAGTCGCTTTGTCGTTAGAGCCACCCCTTTTCTGGTAATTCCACTCCCCCTGAATCCAGATGATTGCCCCAATGGAATAAGACACGCCTTCCTTATCAGCCAGGGCTTTCACCTGCTGAACAGCCTGAAGCGGACGCTGATATAGTTCAGGCGTCGCACCTTTGGAAAGCTGCTCAATACTGCGACCGTTTACGCCGGTGCTGGACAGGACAAATCGACGCGACGGGTCGCGCTCCAGACAATTTCGCTGTAACCAGAGACGACGCAGACCGTTTGCAATAGCTACCCCTCCCTCGCCCTCATTAGGTGAACCTGCTGGCAGGGCTGCAACCTGTTCATTGCTTATCATCGCGTTTCCGGTGTCGTTCTGAACGACAGCACGCAACGGTTTTAATACTGCATCCCCCAAAGGCGCAAACGCCGGGTCTGTTCTGCTGGCTGGTCGGATCGAATCGCCCAGCATCAGGTTATCAAAACCCTTTACAGGGGTTTGACTCAGAGCGGGCCATCCCTCCTGTTGCGTTCCGAGACTCTGGCTGTAAATCAGCAGATGAATCAAACCGGTAACAAGACGCTGCACCGCGGCGTTATAGCGACTGCGAACATTCTGCGAATACGCCTTGTTTTGCGCATCAGCAGCAGTCAGATTAAGGCTTTCAACAGGGGTAGCTTTAACCCCGATTAGCTCGCCATCCCTATCCGTCAGCGCTTTGAAAAAACCTTCCTCATCCTCAAGGTTCAGCCAGCCTGTGCCGCCGGCTTTCGTCGTGAATTTACCTTCACCACTCAGCGCGTGAGGGGCCGTTTTCCCGGTCTGGTCAGCTACATCAGAATAAAATCCGTCCACATCCTCCAGGCGCAGCCAGGCCCCATCCGTGGTTTCGGTGTGGAATTTGCCGCCGCCGTTCAGCGTTCCCGGACGTTGCCCGATACCATCTGGCCCGACAATATTTACGCTAAATCCTTCCGGGTCACGATAAATCAACCCTGGCTCGCCATCCTCATGCGACATCGCCATGTCTTTAACATATAAACCATCAGGCGCGACCATGCAGTTAATGGCTCCGAACGCCCCACTTGCCATCACGCGAAAAAATGAGAACCAGTCATCATCAACAAAATCCAGCATCACATCGCCATCATGACGTGACTGGAAAAAGTTATTTTTAATTTCCTGCAGCATTTTATCGCTGGGTAACTTTTTCCCGGTTGGCGTGGCGATGCCATTAATATTTTTATATTCATCCAGCCAGTAATCGGCATCATCAGTACGCACCGTAAAGATAGCACCAGGCTTAATCAGCCCCTTATCAACATCAGCCTGTGCGTCTGCCGCATTGTTGTAAGGTTTTTCGCCAACGGAATAACCTTCCAGCGTCTGCATTAAAAGCAAAGTGCGGTTTGCCAGTTCCTGCGCCTGAATATTAGCCGCACCGCCGCGACCACCCTCGACTTTATCTGCGCGGGTAATTAGAGGAACGTCGCCCCATTTAGGTGTTTCAATAATACTGGTCATATTATTTCCCGGAGTAATGATAATTCCCGTCATAATTAACGGCTGCGTCATAATAAATACTGTCATCCGGCTCATACCCCGGCGGATACACCGTTATAATTTCCCCGTCGACCACTGCCGCGCCTATATGAGCCATGCCGTACACGCTTGCCGATAGTGTGAGTTGTGATATATGTCGACTCACCGGCTTTGCATCGCCGATAATTCGTTCTAACTCTTTAATCATCGTCTCAGTAATGCCGATATCGTTGAGGTCAATCTCAAGGCGGAATGTCCCGGCAGGATCGGCCACCTTCCACCATTCCTGGAGCGTCATGCTGTAGCCCAGCGTTTCAATCACACGCCGAACGGCGGCGACGGTGCCTTTGCGTTGGTGGATCCAGAAAGCATTACTGACCGCCTGGCGTTTCTCTGCTTCTGACCAGGTTTCTTCCCAGCGGTCGACAGAAAACGCCCACGCCAGATACGGCAGAAACTTTACGGGACATCGCCAGGGGTTCCACAAATCACGCAGCGGCACAGATAAATCACTGATGACGGCACACGCTTCGGCGGCTCTTTGTTCAAGCACCGACGACCCGGTCGCCATCAGCGAGTTATTCATCAGAGCCCCCGATCGCGACACGGGTTTCGGTGCAGTACGCGGCCTGGGTTTTATCGAGCACGACGTCGGCCAGCGGCTCGCGCAGTTCGACGCGCTGGACACCCTGCACATGCAGCGCGGCATAAATTGCAGACATACGAATGTCACGACCGAGGCGGCGCTGTTCGGTGATATAGGCGGTTAACTGCGCTTTCGCGGCGGCAAGAATGGGCTCGGTCGCCGGGCCGGGGTAGACGTACAACACTGCGTCGACCGAATAATTAACAATCTCGGCCGACACGACTGTCAGGCGGTCACCTACCGGGCGCACGCTCTCATCATTCAACGCAGTACTGACAGCCAGCAATAAATCATCCGATGCCGTGCCGTCACCTTCCCGCGACAGCACGGCAATAGTAACCTCAGCCGGGGCCGGGCTGTTCGCCGAGGCATCCGCGACACGACCATCGGCGCTCAGGGCGTGAAATTCATAGGCACCGGTTGGCCCGGCAACACTCATGCCCTCAAATGCGGCCGGAATGCGCTGGCGTAAATCGCTGTCGGATTCCATGACCGCCACCACCGGCGGGATTTGGGTATCATCTGCGGGGGTAATGACCAGGCGCTCAACGTTATTATTTGCCGCGAGCTGGTCAAGGTCGTTTTTGATGGCATAGGCCACCATTCCGGCTTTTGCCGCCTCGTTGATACGCTGGCGTAAAATCACCTCCCGATAAGCATTCTCTTCCAGATATTTCACCAGTGGATCTGACTCCAGCGTCAGCGTCCTGGCGACCGCTTCCTGCTCGTCTTCCGGGTACAGTGAAATCAGCGTCGCTTTGCGCTCGGCGAGGATGGCTTCAAAATCCAGCGTTTCCACCACATCAGGCGCGGGGAGCTGGCTCAGGTCGATAACTGCCATAGGTTCAACTCACAGGGATGGTTAAAGAAAGGCTCTCGCCGGTATCGGTGATTTGGCCGGTCACGTCGACGACCATCTGCCCGTCAAACTGCCGCGCTGTGGTGATGCTGGTCAGCCTGACGCGCGGCTCCCACTTCAGGATCGCCATGTAGCACGCGGCCATAATTTGCAGCTCAAGCGCCGGGGTCTGAGGCTGGTCAATCATCTGCGACAACAGCGAGCCGTAATCACGACGCATGACGCGGGAGCCGACAGGCGTGCGCAGAATATCCCCGATGCTCTGGCTGATATGGTCAACGTCTGAAATGCTTTCACCGGTCAAGCGGTTCATGCCGAGATAACGCGCTGTCATATTGGTTCTCCCGTTTCTCCGCCACTGTCACCAGGGTGTTTATGGGTGTGGAGCACCTTCCCGTTAGAAGAGAATGAGCCGCCGCTGTGCTCGATATCACCGGACATCTTGCCGCCGTTCTTCACCTCCAGCGTGCCGGTCGTCAGCTTGTTGGTGCAAACCACCTCCGGCGTATCGAGGGTGACGCGGGTCTCGGCTTTTACCAGCACCACCGGCACGCTGACGGCAACCGAATCGGATGCGGTCACATCGGCAGTTTTAATGCCGGTGACGGTCAGCGCGCCGGTTTCCGGCTCATAACTCATAACGGCACCGTCGGGAAAATCAACGTGCCAGGCATCCGCCGAGACCGACGGCGCGGGGTTGTCGTCGGAATAAATACCCGGCAGCACAAAAGCGGTATCGAGCTCACCGCCCACGGCCAGAATCATCACCTGCTCACCAATGGAGGGAGCCCACCAGGTGCGCGAGCGCCCGGCCCGGTGCGTCAGCCACTGGAGCCAGTCGGTATAAATGCCGCCGGTCTGCACGCGACAGCGCCCGGCGTCGAGGTCAGTTTCGACGACGATGCCGGTGCGGATCATGTTGCGTATCGCGCGGGCGAGTTCCTGGATAGATGCGAGAGTATTCATAGGGGAAAGGATGCCGCCGGGGTGTTCCGGCGGCAATCTGCGGGCGTTTTGCCCTGGCTGGCACAACGTTAATCGGCGAGGTAGTCAATAATGACGCTTTCCACAAGCTGCCGGTCATCGTCGGTAAAGCCCATGAGCTGGCGCTGTGGGTACTCGACGGCGGCGCTTCTGGGGGATGGTTTATCCTTGAGCCCGAGCTGATGCACGCGGGCGATGCGCTGCACTTTCCCGGTAAATTCCACCACCGCCGCGCTATCGCCGCCGCTCGCTTTCATATAGCGGTTTGTACGCAGTTTCGCGAACATCTCGCGCTTAATCCGGCCTTGCTTTGCCCTGACGGGCGGGCGCTTACGCGGGGCAAAGGGCGAACCGTCCGGCGCTTTCTGCGATTTAATGCGCTGTTGTTGCCGCTGGCGCAGTTTCTTCGCAATGTCGACGGTCATCCGACGCCGCCCGGCAGGAGAAAGGGCCGCTATCAACCCGGCGAGCTTGTCCTCAAAGGGTTTGAAGTCATTCATCCCATTTACTCACCAGTTCGCCATTACTCCACATCTCAACAGGGCGCGTCACCGTCTCCGGCGGTGGCGGCTCCGGGATGTTCTCAACGTACATTGCGCCGTCGACCTCTTTGACCAGCGTGCGCTCGGTCAGCAACAGGCTGATGCTGACATCGAGGCTGCTGTCGTTGTTGATGTCGGCATACCAGATAAAGCCCTTTTTTCTGCCCTCATCGGTTGTCATGATGTCCGGTTGATTGACGCGAAGCCAGGCCATAATCGGCACAAACAGCAGATCAATATCATCGGTAAAATCCTTAACCACGACGTTGAGCGTGTACCGCTTTTCAAACGACAGGGAGCGCGCCAGCGTTGCCGCATTATTCCCATTGTCGATAAAGACGAGCAGCATATCGGGGTTAGTACGCAACACCGGCACCGCATCAGTTAAGGCTTTTCGGAGACTGTTGGGCTTTAACATCGATTTCATCCTGACATTGTTTAACTATATCGACCTGGATTGCGCAGCTCTTCAGAGCGTTTTCGAGCTGGCGTATATCCGCACTCAGGTCGCCATTAGTCACCGGGTCGCTGCCTGGCATCGGGCAGGGGCTGACCTTCGGGCAGGCGTTGTAAACAATCACCGGCGGCGGCGTTGGTGCAGGCGGCGCGCTGGTGCAACCGGCGCACAGCATCAGGTAAATCAGCGCGATACCAGCGGCGAAACGCGTCATTTTCATTGAGTAACCTCGTGATGGTTTGTTCACGCCGGAAGGCCAGCAGGTTAGCCGCTGTGAGTTTGTCCCTCATGGCGACCTGCGCCAGCTCTTTGCGCTGCGACTGCTCTGCGGCAACGTTGAGCTGATTTTTCAGCATGGTGATCGTGGTTTTCTGCGTACCGGCGACCCGGTTCGCACGTTCAAAAGAGGCGCGCAAATTGCTGTTATCGTGTCGCATCCACAGCAGACCCACACAGGCCAGCGCCAGCAGAATAATGACTGTTTTCATGCAGATACACCTCCGGCCTTGCTCCACACTGCGACCAGTTTGTCGAGGCTGTGCTCGCGCTGGCCGTACCCGGCCCCCGGTAATGAAGCCCAGATATTGCGACAGCGGGAAATCGCGCGCTCGATGCGCCCCTGCTGCAAATCTTCCAGCGCGCCGCGCTCACGGATAAGCTGAATGGCAAGCCTGTCCTGCGATGCCGGGCTGAAATCCGGCAAAGCGAGCTGCTTTTTGTAATGCGGCCAGAACAGGTAAAGCTGCTGGTAACGCCCGGATGCCGTGGATTTTTCCCCGCGACGATTGAAGACCTTCGCCGGGCGCCCACCGGCAAACGGGTGATCGCGATAGTCGGTAAAAACCTCCGGCTTACCATCGATACCGGTGACGATGACGTCGTACCCGTTGTTTTTCGTCAGCGGGTGCGTCGCTGTACCCTCTGAAAACGCCAGCGTGTTGAGAAATGCCGCGACGTTGGGGTGTGTTTTAATGACCGCCATCGCTTTCCCCTTTTTTAATCCTGCGCTGAATCGCAATCTCCACCGCCTGATAACCGGCGATACCCAGCATCGAGCCAAATCCGCACACGGCGGCTGGCGGCAGGTCGGGAAACTGCACCAGCGCCACCCCGGCCACCATCGAGACAAAGCCGCCCAGCAGCATACGGCCAATAAAAAGCCGGGCGGTGATGGGCTCGCCACCGGCCAGCACTTTCCCGACGACAATCAGCACGCCGATCAAAAACAGTGACAGGACGCTTTTTTCACCTTCAGTCATGTGTTTACTCCCACAGATTAATTGTTTCAGTTACGGGGGATGACTGGACGTCGGGCAGTTCGACCACCGTGCCATGTGGCAGCACTGCGCCGAGCTCGGCCAGCCCCGGATTTGCGGCGAGCACCGACTCGAATACCCCCTCAGTGCGCCCGTAATACCGGGCGCAAATCATGTCGAGCGTGTCGCCCTGTTGCGCGATGGCCTGCATCAGATTTGGCTCACGATGCAGCGGGGTTTGTCCTGTACGCGTGATACGGCCCAGCGCATGTCCCGCCACAGCTCGTCGACAGTGGTATCGATGCTGTCGGCTTTCTTGTCGCCTTTGGCGCTGGCATCCACACCGCGATAACGCTCATAGAGCGTGGCGGTCGCCATTGATGTGACGGCGCGCAGGTAATAGAAAACGCGCACGCTCTCGCCGTCGAGATCGTCAGCCGGCACGTCGGCCAGCTTGCTAAAACCCCCGGCAATCTGCTGTTCCCGCCACAAAAACAGCTCGGCATTTGTTTCGGCGATGCCGGTTTTGATGGCCTCACGCAGCCGGGCCGGGGCGACGGTCTGCTCAAGGCGCATCCCTTCCCGCACGCGTTTCGGGTCGATGTCAGGAAAGAAAAAGGTATTTTTTATCACCGGCTCATCGCTGGCAGGCGGCGGGATGACCACCACGCCACCCGGCTGCGGCTCATCGTTCTTTTTAATAATCAGCGTCGTCATGACTACCTCTGAATAGGTGGGCGGTGGACGCCGGTCTCAGGTCAGGTAAAACACCCTCATCGACCGGCGTGCCGCCCTGGCGCGGGGCGCATTCTGTTAACCGGCGGTCTTTTTCGGTCGTCCACGTTTAGCCTGTACCGTGGCTTTCACGGCGCGCGGCGCTCTTGCCGGGGCTTTAACAACCGTTGCCGGTTTGGGCTTCAGCTCACGCTCAAGCCGTTCAATGTCTTTTTTGACGCCTGCCTGACAATCGAGCTGCATCGCTCGCTTGAGGTGGGCCAGCGCGTCGGCGGGCTGTTTGTTATCCCGCAACACCTGGCCGGTGATTTTGTGCAGTTTTGCGCGCACTTCATCAGGCATATCGGCGGCGGCGGTCAGCGCCAGCGTGTCGAGCAGCTGGCTGATGACGACCGGTTCACCGGCGGCATGGGCGCGCATGGCGGCGAGCGCCACCTCTTCGGTAAACATGTACTGCGGCGGGCGGCGGTGTTTGCCTGGCATGGTCAGACCGTACTTAAACGCGTATCGGGCAATATCCATCGCGCCGCCGATATCGCCGACATCGAGACGCCACAGCATGACGGTCATCACGATGTCATCCTGCGCACCTTTGCCCTGTTCCAGCACGCCACTGACCCACGGCAGATAGAACGGTAGCAGCTCGCGCTTTTTCGTGGCTTTCAGCTCTTTACCAAAGATGGCTTTTAACGTGCGTTGGTCTGCGGCCAGCTTAACCAGCATCTGCTCGTAGGCAGTGGCATGCCGCAGCGGGTTGTTTTCCCGCTGCGCGGTTTCAATGGCCGAGACCCGCATCATGTGACGCTGTGCGGGGCTCGTCATCGGTTAGCCCTCCGGTTGCGCGGCAGAGAAATCGCCCAGCTTGATATTTTCAATGAAGCACCCGGCGGCGTAGGTTTCGACCACGTAATCGATGTTCATCGATTCGTAGTTTTCCACCTGGTCGAGTTTCGGGTTTTCGATGATGGAGCGGCGGTGACTTTCATCCATGAAATAGATGGACAGGTTATCGAGACGCGTCACCATAATCGCGTTCGCCGGGAAGTACGGCACACGGACGGCGGGCAGGTTGCCGATGCGTTTCTGGCTGATGATGATGTCAGCCGCGAGCGCTTCGCTGTTGGGCTGGTCTTTGTTAACGATCGGGAAATATTTGTCGGCCAGCAGCTTACGGCCAACAATTGCGACGAGCTCCGAATCTTCCTGATAAATCTCGTCAATCAGGTTGTCGGTGGCATCCATGACCAGCGCATCGAGGTTAACGTAATCGCCGTTTTTACCCACGCGGATAACAGCGGAAACGACGTTTCCTTCCTCGTCGACGATTTTGCTCATCACGCGGGTCGGCGCTTCATTGCGGTATTTCTGCGGCCAGCCAACGGCGACATCCTGCAACATCGGATGAGTGGCACGGTCAGAGGTTTCGGCGCGCTCAACGCCGTTGAACCCGGCCATGATGAAATCGAGCGCCTGCCGCTGGATGATGGCATCGCGAATACGGCGCTGGAAGTCCTGGAAGCGCGCCCACAAATCCAGCTTTTTATATTTGAAGTGGAAGTCAAAGTTGACCTGATCGCACTCGTACTTGTTGGACTCCAGCGCGGTAAAGTCGGCTGTTTTACGCTCCTGGCCGCTGTTGGTGTCCGTGGTGCTGGCGATGGTGCCATTGACGCCGACGCCAATTTTTTCACCCTTCAGCTCATCCACCGGCACGATATTAATTTTCTGCAAAAAGGCCGAGGACATCTGCACGGTGTTCATCATGGTTTGCGTGACGGACGGCTCGACGTTGAATTTTTTACTCACGTCGTCCGTGTCGATGCCGTTCAGCTCGGCAACGCGGGACAGGTAGGCATTGAATTTAAAACGGGTTTCCTGACGCATAGTCTTTCCTGTTGGGTTAAATCGGGTTGTCTGACCGGGCAAGCCTGTCGCCCGGCGATAAATTCACGACCGTTTAGCAGTCGGTCAGCAGCTCATCGCCACCGCCACCGGTGGAGAGCTTGCGGCGTGGCTGCGTGGTGCTTTCGGTTTGATCCAGCGACGTTTTTAACTGGCTGAATGCCTGGCTGGTCTGGTCGGCCTTCGTGGTGACGTCCTTTTTCAGGGTCGCAAAGGCGTTTTCCAGCGTGGCAAGACGCTGTTCAGTGGCAGTGAGGTTTTCCTGCACATGCTCACTGACGGTCGTCACGGCCTCATGCACATCCTGAAAACGAGCGTCATCGCTGGCCTGTTTGCGGCTGAAGATCGCTTTCACTTTGTCGCTCAGGGCGGTAAAGACATTTTCCGCCTGGTCTTCAAACTCCAGCTCTGCGAGGGTGGCGACGGAAATCAGGTTGCCCGGCTCGGCTTTGAAGCGGTTGAGGGGGTTAAATTTGGCACCCCGGCAAAATTCGAGGTATTCGGTGCCGAGGCTGGCCGGGTCATCGGTCACCGCCAGGCCAACCAGGTAGCATTTACCGCTATTGGCGAAATTCGGCTGAATTTCCATTGAGGTGTAGACCTTCTGCAATTTTTTATTCATTGCGATCAGATCATCGGTCGGGGTGATTTTGGCGAACAGCGCCAGCTTGCCTTTCAGTACCGAATCGTCGTCAATCTTTTCAGACTTCAGCTCAACCACATCGCCGTAACGGCTGAACGGGCCATCCGGCAGGATGCCTTTCAGGTGTTCGAGGTTAATGCGGCATCCGTAGACGCGGGGGTCAAAGGTCTCGGCCATTTCCTGAATATCCGTCGCGCTGATAACGCGGCCGTCACAGGTATCGCCTTCGACGCCGATGCGAAACCATTTTGAAACTTTTTTTGCCATTGTCAGGAGTCCTGATATCGGGTTAACGGGTCGGGGTTAGTTTCCCGACGTCGCCGCCCACCCGCCATCTGTCCCGGATGGCTTATCCCTCACACAACAGCACCTTAGCGATTCGCATCACCCGTTTCTTTAGCCTTGCCCTGTATCAATCACGGCGAGGCATCCATGACCATCACCACCGACACCACTTTGTTAAACGACCCGCGACGCCAGGCGGCTTTACTGTACTGGCAGGGGTTTTCCGTGCCGCAGATTGCCGAAATGTTGCAGACCAAACGCCCGACGGTGCAGAGCTGGAAACAGCGCGACCAGTGGGACGAAACGGCACCGCTGAACCGGGTCGAAAGCACCTTAGAGGCCAGGCTGATTCAGCTCTACGCAAAGCCCAACCTGACGCCCCACGATTTCAAGGTGGCGGATTTTCTGGCCCGGCAGATGGAGCGCTTTGCACGCATTAATCGCTATGGCCAGACCGGAAATGAGGTTGACCTTAATCCAAAGGTTGCCAACCGCAACAAAGGCGACCGCAAAAAGCCGACAAAGAACTTTTTCAGCGACGAGGCTATCGAGAAACTGGAAGAGATTTTTTTCGCGGAGTCTTTCGAGTATCAGCTCCGCTGGCACCGCGCCGGGCTTGAGCACCGTATTCGCGACATTCTGAAATCGCGCCAGATTGGGGCGACGTTCTACTTTTCCCGCGAGGCGCTGCTGCATGCGCTGAAAACCGGCCATAACCAGATTTTCCTGTCAGCAAGTAAGACGCAGGCGTATGTATTCCGCGAGTACATCATTCAGTTTGCCCGCCGGGTCGATGTCGACCTGACCGGCGACCCGATTGTCATAGGCAACAACGGCGCAAAGCTGATTTTTCTCGGCACCAACTCAAACACCGCGCAGAGCCACAACGGCGACCTGTATGTCGACGAAATTTTCTGGATCCCCAACTTCCAGAAACTGCGCAAAGTGTCGTCGGGCATGGCCTCACAAAGCCACCTGCGCAGCACCTACTTTTCGACACCTTCCACCCTGGCACACGGCGCTTACCCGTTCTGGTCGGGGGAATTATTCAACCGGGGCCGCGCCAGCGCCAGCGAGCGGGTTGACATCGATATCAGTCATGATGCGCTCGCCGCTGGCGTGGCGTGTCCTGACGGTCAGTGGCGGCAGATTGTCACCATTGAGGATGCGCTCGCCGGGGGCTGTACGCTGTTCAATCTGGAGCAACTCAAGCGCGAAAACAGCGTCGACGACTTCCGCAATCTGTTTATGTGCGAGTTCGTTGACGACAAGGCGTCGGTGTTCCCGTTCGAGGATTTGCAACGCTGCATGGTCGACAGTCTGGAAGAGTGGGAAGACTTTGCGCCGTTCGCCGACAACCCGTTCGGCTCCCGCCCGGTCTGGGTGGGATACGACCCTTCGCACAGCGGCGACAGCGCCGGGTGTGTGGTGCTCGCACCGCCGGTTGTCGCCGGGGGCAAGTTTCGCATTCTGGAGCGCCATCAGTGGAAAGGTATGGACTTCGCGACTCAGGCCGAATCCATCCGCCAGCTCACCGAAAAATACAACGTCGAGTACATCGGTATCGATGCGACCGGCCTCGGTATTGGCGTCTTCCAGCTGGTTCGCTCGTTTTATCCCGCCGCCCGCGATATCCGCTACACGCCGGAAATGAAAACCGCAATGGTGCTGAAAGCAAAAGACGTTATCCGCCGTGGCTGTCTCGAATATGACGTCAGCGCCACCGACATCACCACCTCGTTTATGGCAATCCGTAAGACCATGACCAGCAGCGGACGCAGCGCCACCTATGAGGCCAGCCGCACCGAGGAAGCCAGTCACGCGGACGTCGCCTGGGCGACCATGCACGCGCTGTTAAACGAACCGCTTACCGCTGGCAGCGGCCAGGTAACATCATCCATTCTGGAGTTCAACTGATGAGTAAATACAAAGGCCGCAAGCCACAGCCACAAAAGCGTCCGCGCAACATGAAAGACAGCGCGCCCCAAAAAATGGAGGCGTTTACCTTTGGTGAACCGAGCGCCGTGCTCGACCGCCGCGATATTCTGGATTACGTGGAATGCGTCAATAATGGCCGCTGGTTCGAACCGCCGGTCAGCTTTAACGGGCTGGCGAAAAGCCTGCGCGCCGCCGTTCATCACAGCTCGCCGATTTACGTTAAGCGCAACATTCTGGCCTCAACGTTTATTCCGCACCCGCTACTGTCACAACAGGACTTCAGCCGCTTCGCGCTTGATTTTCTGGTGTTTGGCAACGCGTTTTTAGAGCTCCGAAAGAGTGTCACCGGTCGCCCGCTGAAGCTGGAAGCGTCACCGGCTAAATACACGCGGCGTGGTATTGAAGATGATGTCTACTGGTGGGTGCCGTCATTTGACCAGCCGCACCCGTTCGCGCCGGGATCCGTATTCCACCTGCTAGAGCCAGACATCAACCAGGAGCTGTACGGCATGCCGGAATATCTCAGCGCGCTAAACTCCGCCTGGCTGAATGAAGCGGCGACGCTCTTCCGTCGCAAGTATTACCAGAACGGGGCGCATGCGGGTTACATCATGTATGTGACGGACGCCGCGCAAAGCGGTACCGATGTTGAGGCGTTGCGCGATGCGATGCGCAGTTCGAAGGGGCTCGGCAACTTCAAAAATCTGTTTTTCTACGCACCGCACGGAAAACCAGACGGCATTAAAATTGTGCCGCTCAGTGAGGTGGCAACGAAAGACGATTTCTTCAATATCAAAAAAGTCAGCGCCGCCGACCTTCTCGACGCTCACCGCATCCCGTTCCAGCTGATGGGCGGCAAGCCAGAAAACGTCGGTTCGCTCGGCGATATCGAGAAGGTGGCAAAGGTGTTTGTCCGTAACGAGCTCATCCCGCTACAAGACCGGATGCGCGAGGTCAACGCTTGGGCCGGTCAGGAGGTGATCCGGTTCAAAAGTTACACCCTCGACACCGAAAGTGATTGATTTCCGCCGCCTCCGGGCGGCTTTTTCTTACCCCCCCCACGCCTGACCGCCTCAGAAGCCCGCCACGCCCTCAAACACCCCCGCACCACCCACCGACACCCTCGCGAACCTGCGCGGCACAGCGACGCGCTCAGGCTGCGAAAATAAATGCGCAAAAGTACGCTGGCGCGCAGTGCTTTCCCCGCCTCGCCTGCCCGCTTTATGGGTCGGTTTTAATGCAGTTGCATGACCACTCTGGATCCGCTCCAGCACTGGCGGCGCACGGCCAGAATGGGCAACCACGGCGCATGCAAAACCACGCACCATATGCATGCAATGCAGAAATCAAACAAATTTGAGTATAAATTAGCGCGGAATCCTATGATTTTTACCTTCACCCTCTCCGATTAAAGGCATGTTAATCGTCTTTATCTGCATGATACTGTCCTGAGCAGTAGTAACAGCGATACTCGACATCTCCATCATCCATGTGCCAAATGCTCATTTCACCGCCGGGAGCCATTGCACCGCAACAATCACAAGCCACCTCAATATCATCACTATCTTCATTCTGACAAAATGTACACTTGTAACCCGTCGCCGATTCATCTGATGGAATCATTGTATTGTTTAAACAGGCGGGACATTCATATACATTCCAATTAACGAATTCATAAAACTTTGGTCTTACACCGTAAAATGCTTCGGACTCCTTTTCTTTGACTTCCTTTTCAGCCTCACTAAGCAAATGGGAATATTCATCAGCCAATGTTTGAAATATCTTTAAATTTTCAGAACCAACCTCACCCTCTAGATTAAAAAGATCGAATATATCGATAAACTCAGCCACACCCCTAACAAGACGACCAATACACAGCCGAGCTTCTTTTGGGGTAAGTCTGAATTGATAATGTTCGATATCATTTCTTAGATTCTTTAGCCAATCGATATCGTTACAAAAATTAATATCTACAAAATCGACACCTGTTTTACTGCATTTTTCGCACTTAGCGAAATTTAACGCTTGGTCTAATGTAATGGTGTAAGGACGGGCAATGCCATCAATGAATTTACCAAAGTCGACACCTTCTTTGCTAAGAGCGTTATACGCTTCCAAAAGGTCTATTGAGTCTCGCTTAGATCTATCTTTGATGGGGTTATAACATTTGGTGAACAGTAGATATTCGTCCACAGAGACGATATATAATTTCAGAACTAGCTCAAGAAAATGTGACAGATGTAAAATTGCAAATTTATATTGCCGCGTTTCTCCTTCCTGACCTAACTCATACTTTGCCAATGCCTCATTAAAACTATCAATTGCATTTTCTTTTAAATCTAATTGATATTCCATAGCACACCCTTAATCGCATTTAAATGTTAGTGCTAACATTATATTAGCACCAAAATAATTAACCTTAATTGTCGAGTATCGAATCGACATCACCCGTTCGCACGTTGACGCGTGCCGTTACGGTCTGTTTGACTACACCACCATAAGCGTTCGTGCCGCGAAACGTTGTTTTTACAACGGCATGCGGGTCTTTATTCAAAATCAGATGGTAGACCGTTGAAACATGTTTATAAGAGGAATCATCATTCATGCTGGCTTTTATCAGCTTCTCTAACGGGCGATAAGAGCCATCCCAACCGCTAAAATTACCCTGAAATGCGTCAAGGTTGATTTTATTATTCAGAGATTGTGGATCTTTCTCGAAGTCGTTGAAACACCACCCCAGCACATCACCTAGCTTTAACGCATCATGTTTAGTAAAAGTGTACTCACTCATGCAGGCATAAAAGGCATCAGCAGAGGTTGCCGGTACACCTTTGAAGCCAACATAGCCTTTAACGATATCGTGCCGGGTTTCTTTTGGCTCGTTGCGATATTCTTTGAGGGTTTTATCTGCGTACTCAAACGTTGGTGTAGCCGGTTCCGCTTTAACCGCCGGTACGTCAGTTTTTGCAACAGGCTGACTTTTTTCAGTCGGCCATAAGATTGAGCCAATAACGCCCAGCGCCAGACAGCTACCGAGATAAACCGCACTGGAGCGCTTACGGTTCGGCATTCGAACCAGCGACGGCTTGATTAACCCCACGATAAAAGCAATAAAGAGCGCCAGAGATAAAAATGCTATTACGGTATCCATGATTTTCCTTTGTGTGTAATCCCATACAAAACAACCCCATGCTATCAAACATGGGGTCGAGAGTTGCACATTTTTCAGGGATTAACGCCAGCTCTCATCTTCCCATACTTCCTGAAGGATACCGTCTAATGCTTCTCGGTCTGACTCCTGGTCGAACCCAACCAGCTCTACTCCTGTCATTGACCCTTTTTTTACCGTCACTCTCGTTGATGGAAAAATTGATTGCACCCGTCGAGTCAACTCGCACTGAAAAGCATCGACAACTTGCTGCCCAATGGTTTGGTCTTTATCCAACGTGATGTTAACCCTCACTTCCCCCCCTTTTTTTAATCTTTGTTCAACAGGAGCGGGAGCGAAAACAACTGAAAAAGAGTTGTTTTTCATCAAGTTCCCTCTCGCAATTTCCGCAATTAAATTTAAAGCAATTTCACGATCTCTTTCCTGACAAACACCCTCTGTTGTCAGACGCGCAATCATCTCTACCCGTTCAATCATGACTTGCTCGCTTAACTCTCTATCCACACAACCTCCAATACGGGATACTGTATAAATACACAGTATCATGTATCGATAAAAAGATGAAAGAAAAAGTTACACCACAAAAGTACGTATGTGCATGATATGGATATGAATTAGTTACAGTCTCAACTTAGTAACTGACGCTAACCCCGCGACTCGATTTAGGATTTGTCTGGCCTGCGCCCGGTGTGACGGTGCTGCCGGGAAAATTTCACCGGTTGATGAACCACGGCACCATTTGCCGTTTATGCAACTTTTGCCACCGGCCATCAGGTGCAGGGCCTCACCCCGGCTGATGGTTTCGCCGGTAGTGAGCCGAATCTCGTCTATTGTTCTGTCAATGGCTGCGCTTTGTTTATCCGTTCCGTGGACAAAATCACGCCCGATGACCCGTTTTTTGTCCCTGAGTCTGGTCGTTAGCTTCCGCCTTTCACTTCGACTCAACGGTTTGGATAAATCCAGCTCCGGCGGATCGCTTTCGCTTCCCGTACAGTTATTGACAGAACTCCGAGAGGGCGCAGGCGCGCCCTTAACGTCAACGGCCAAATCAACGGCACGCTTCGGCACAATTTTCCACTGCGTTAGCCGGGTTAAAATCGGGGTACCAGCACCGACAGCAGAATCGTACACGCCACGGATGCAGACGGTTTCCTCACCATACTGGTTAAACTCGGCGCGCGGTTCATACAGCGTGCGTACCTGCAAATCATCGCGACGGACAAACGGGCCACCCTGCGCATTAACGTAACCAGCCCAGTCACCGGCGTCAGCGGCATCATGGACGGCGGCAAATTCAACGCTCAGACCGAGCGCAGTCTCGGTATCGGCGAGACGACGCAATTCACGGTAGACCGTCACCGGCGCACCGCCGATAAACTGGAATTGACGGATGTGCCAGCGCGCCGCCCATGCTGATACAGCGGGCGCTGTCTCTTTCAGCAGCTCACCGCTTTCGTCATCGGTTTCACCATCGAGAGCATAACCGTCGATATTTTTCGAAATGTATTTAGCAACATAGCCGGTAGCGCTGCCCTTTTCCGGGTCAATGGCCTCGGCATGAAAGCGCGCTTTTTTGGCTTTATCGCTTCTCAGTTCGTGGTGGTCTTCCTCCCACGCATAATCACGGATGATAAGGCGCACGCGCTCGACGTCCTCCGGCAACATGAACATCAGCATGTGCCAGTGCGGCGTTCCGTCGTGATGAGGCTCGGCAACACGGATGCCGAAAATGCGTATTTCTTCCCGGTGCAGCTTGGCTCGTATGCGCGCCCAAAGGCCAGTTAGATAGCTCTGAGTGTCCGATGGGCTGGCACCATTCCATTTGCTGTTACGGTATCCCGCTTTAGTCGTGGCGTGATATTTAGACGGTGCAGTCAGGGTGTAAAACTCCCCGACATAACCGAGCTCATTGCAGATATTTTCAAACCCACGGATGCGGGTCATCAGTTCGCAGCGGCGTATCGCAGGGTTAGCGACCGAACCGTCGTATTTTTCAATCAGGCTGATGCGGTTGCCGTCTTCGTCTTCGAGATCCAGCCCCTTGAGAAACTCACGCGTGCGGCGCTTCTGCTCGCGCCAGTCTGTCACGCAGTTTTTACTCGCGTAGGCGTGCTTTTTCTTGCTGACGTTGCCGACTGCAATTTGTAGATGTTCGCGCCATGCCGATGCGACACGACGCAGACGATTACGCCACCATGACTCAGTAAACATACGGATTACTGCTGGGGCGATATCATCTTTGTTGAAGTATTTATTTGCCACGCGCTCCCAATGGGGAGGAGTGACATTGAATTGCAGAGAAATAAAACCAGCGTGCATGTACCAGGTGTATAGCGTTTTGAGCTCACCAAAACCTGAATCATCAATATTTGCCAGCTCAGAACGAATGAAATTAGCAATGTCACCGGCCAGTAGGTCAACATCGGCTCGCGACATATCAGGAAGGCGGTTATATCTGGCGACCAGATTAACCATACGTGACGCCAGATATTGCATGAGTCGGGTGTCAAAATGACCACCGAAAACGGCAGTTGAGACATTACTGTTGATACCCGCGCTCTCGTATTTTTTTGCGACCAGTTCAAGACGTGGCAATGCCTTTTTACAGAAGCTGATTAAAAAAGCATTGGCTCGTTGACTGCCCTGATTTTGCTCCAGCACCGTAGCGGTACGATATACGTCAAAACGCACGCACTCAGGCTGGAGAGAAAGCACTTTTCGCGCATGCAGCAAAGCCGCGAACATACGGTCGCGGCGATGCTGTTGGTCATAGGTAAGATATGGGCTGGCTATTGCCGACCGTGGAGCATTCCACGGATAAGCATAAGCAACCGTAGAGCTATGCATCAACGCTAGCCCCTTGAATGGCTGCTATGCATAGTTGCCCTACCCGCTTAATTTCTTCCGCCATAGCGTCAATGGCAGTAATATCCGAGCCATGAATCTGATGGTGTATCAGGCCGGAAATAAGCTGGTTAATCTTCGGATAATAGCCGATAGTGTCGAGCCATTCTTCACCAGCTTTATTTCCTGACTTAACTACTTTCTTTTCATTCAGGATGAATTGATATTGGTCGCTGGTAATAACCCATTTGTCGCCGACTTCGATGCGAATACCCATTTATACCCCCCGGTAATGTTTGGATTTGAGCTCGGCGATTTGCTGGCAGGTTACACAAAAGGCCACTCCCGGAATCGCAATGCGGCGAGCTTCCGGGATTGGTGTGTCACATACCTCGCAGGTAAAACGAGAAGGAGCAGCGATACGGCTGCGCGCGTTGTTGATAAGGCGCTCACGTTCTGCCTGTTCACGCTGTTGTGCGATATCCATTTCATCGGCCATTAGTGCAGCTCCTGAGATTCGTTTTCGTAGCGGGTGGCTTCACGGCGCAGCAGTTCAGCCGCTTCTATGGCGCTCATACCTTTGTTAGCGATATGGGTTGCCAGTGCCTCAAGGCGGATAGATACAGCCAGTGCGCGCCCTTTGCGCTCTTCAGATTTTGCCTCTTCCAGCAATACGGCCAGCGCCTCTTTATCGACTTTGAATTGACGGGGTTCGATATTTTGCATTGTGCTTTCTCCTGAATTCGGGCAATGGGAAGCCCGACGGGTTGACGTCAGTTAATGAAATTTGTGTATTAATTCGGCATTGTAAGCCGCTTTGGAAATAAGCTCACCACTGCGCGAAAATGATTCATCGCCGTAATAAGCGCTTTTTTCTCGTCAGTAGTCAGCTCACTTAATTGGAGCTCATGACGAGCCGCCGGTATTTTTGCCAGAAAGAAAATAGCGGCCAGCGCCCGATTATTTTCTTCAAATTGTGGATCACGTTTATCGCGCATATCATCGACAAAACGTTCTACCTCTTTCCAGCAATCGCCCCAATATCTAGCGCGCAATTGAGCCACATGATTGAGGCCAGCCAGACGTTCACCCGCTTTTAGCGGAACAGTCGCGGAAACAGCTTCGATAGCCATGATTCCCCCTGTTTTTGTGTAGAGAGGTCAGCCAGTAAATCAGCCTGTGATCGGCTCGGGTGCCAGCGCTTACCGTCTTTACCTGCGATCCAGCCGTGGCCGTAGTGCATGCCTGGGCTTTGCTTTTTAAGCAGGGATGCAAATGACGGTTCAGTATTCAACATAAGCACCTCACATCAGACCGAATGAGGCACCTAGGCCGCTCATGGTGTCGACAACGCTTGTCATAGCTGGATTAGCCTGTAGACGCGCATGCAGCGCCAGCGCCGACAACGACAACATGCGAATGCCAGCATTAACGCTTTCAATCATGTTGTGCTTACGGGCAGAGGTCAGATGTTCATCAGATACCGCACCGCTCGCCAGTTCGCCGAGTTCACGCATTGCTCGCATGACATAAGACTGCAATTTGTCTTTAGCAAGCTCATTAACCGGCACGCATGGCAGGCAATGAATCTGCGCCAAAAAACCATCAACGAGGGTTGAGTCTTCGGTCAGGTCAGTCAGTAGCCACAATTCAGGCGGCGTAAACTGGTGAGGCTGTTCCGGGTTGAGCTTGTTACGTAACGTTTGAACGTTCATACCCGCACGCTCGGCCAGCTTCGCCATGTTATGACGCTGCGCGAAAGCGCGGCACGCTTCGTCATAGTGCGGATGTTTGGAAATCTGAAAATCAAACATGTTTCATCCTTATAATTCACATAAAGTGAATTAAGCACCTATGACAAGTTGAAATCGGGAGTGGCCCAATACCTTACGCAACTGCTCTTCTTTCCATCGTGCGTAATAAATGCGAACAGGGCCGCCAGCCTTTTTGCAGCCTTTACGGATTTTGCGAGGTTCGATTGGTACACATGGATTATCTCCAGTTGTCCAACGGTAAGCGGTACGCTCTGAAACCCCCTCAAGCTCTGCGAACTGCTGCAGAGAAACCACAGGGGCTGGGATTTTGAAGATTGCGATTTCGGAAGCCATGCTGCATCATTCCCTCTTTGCCAATATTTGCCATATGGTTGCCAACGTTTGCCAATGTTTGCCACCAATTGCCACCAACAATCGAATCCTAATGCGATTTTTCGCATTGGTCAACATGAGAATGCCATTTATGGATTTTGAAAGCCAAATTTCAAACGAGGAAGTATTAGATAGAATTTGTCAGGTCTACGGGTTCACACAAAAAATTCAGCTCGCAAACCATTTCAATATCGCAGCCAGCACGCTACAAAACCGCTATACGCGTGGTAACGTCTCCTATGACTTCGCCGCATTCTGCGCCCTTGAGACTGGCGTCAATATCCAATGGATCCTGACGGGAACGGGACCGAAAAAATCTGATGAAAACTCAAAATCGTCTTACGAGCTCCAGTCATTCACATTAAGTGAAGGTAGACTCACTGAAACTGGAGTTTTGAATATCGACCCTGAGCTTTTCGAAAAACCTTTGAAAAGTGCCATCAGTGTTAGAAGCGAAAGCAAAAGCTACTTCGCTGAGAAAGATGCGCCTCTGGCTGACGGACTCTGGATTGTTGATGTTGAGGGTGCAATCAGCCTCCGTGAATTAACGGTTCTACCCGGTAAAAGGTTGCATGTGGCTGGCGGCAAAGTACCGTTCGAATGTGGGATTGATGAGATAAAAACGATTGGCCGTGTAGTAGGTGTATACAGCGAGGTTAATTGATGACTGTCCGTAAAAATCCGGCTGGCGGCTGGATTTGTGAGCTCTACCCAAACGGTGCAAAAGGCAAACGTATCAGAAAGAAATTCGCCACTAAAGGTGAGGCACTGGCATTTGAACAGTACACCATTCAAAACCCGTGGCAGGAAGAACAGGAAGACAGGCGTACGTTAAAAGAACTGGTTGATTCATGGTATAGCGCTCATGGCATTACGCTGAAAGACGGCTTGAAACGTCAGTTAGCCATGCACCATGCTTTTGATTGTATGGGCGAACCACTCGCACGCGATTTCGATGCGCAGATGTTTTCCCGCTATCGAGAAAAACGGTTAAAAGGTGAGTATGCCCGTTCAAACAGGGTGAAAGAGGTATCGCCTCGCACGCTTAATCTTGAGCTGGCCTACTTCCGGGCGGTATTCAATGAGCTAAATCGCCTCGGAGAATGGAAGGGTGAGAACCCGCTGAAAAATATGCGCCCATTCCGCACAGAAGAAATGGAAATGGCCTGGCTAACTCACGACCAGATTTCGCAACTGCTCGGAGAGTGTAAAAGGCATGACCACCCTGATTTAGAACCCGTGGTAAGAATCTGTCTCGCCACTGGTGCACGGTGGTCTGAGGCTGAGAGTCTGAGAAAAAGCCAGCTCGCGAAATACAAAATCACGTACACCAACACGAAAGGCAGAAAAAACCGCACCGTCCCAATCAGCAAAGAACTCTATGAGTCTCTGCCTGAGAATAAAAAAGGCCGGTTGTTTAGTGATTGTTATGGCGCGTTCCGGTCAGCTCTGGAAAGAACAGGCATCGAACTACCGGCAGGACAGCTTACCCACGTTTTGCGCCACACCTTCGCCAGCCACTTTATGATGAATGGTGGTAATATTTTGGTCTTGCAGCGCGTACTCGGCCATACCGACATAAAAATGACGATGCGATATGCTCACTTTGCCCCTGACCATTTAGAGGATGCCGTTAAACTCAATCCACTGGCGACGAGTGGCGATAAAATGGCGGTGTAAATGGCAAACATTGGCAAATGCTGGCAAATATTGGCAAACTAAGTCAATGTTTAATAACGCAAACTATTGATTTTCGGTTGTTCCGGTAGGAACTCATAATCGCTTGGTCGTTGGTTCAAACCCAACAGGGGCCACCAAATTTTAGCTTTAAAATCAAACAAAAAAGCCACTTTTTCGAGTGGCTTTTTTGTTGCCTCGTAATGGGATGGCGACAGGACAGCTGCACAAACCGCCAGGCAATTCTCTGACATTGATGCTTTGTAAACATCCCGTTAAGTTAACAAAACCAGAATAACTCGTCCTTTATTCCCATTTTCAGCGCAGCCATCGATAAAAGATAACTCCGGTATCGTTAAAACTAACAAGAAAAGTCTGGCAATATGCACATACAACAATTACTTTTATCAATTTATTGAATATTAAAACAATATTTAGATTTCTTTATCATGCACATCATGTGTTCAAGTTCAACCGGCTGCGAAAACAAATAGCCTTGGAAAAAAACCAACCCCATCCCCTTCAATTTATTGAACTTTTCCAAACTGTCTACCCCCTCTGCGATGCAATCGCTCTGCGTTAACTGGCAGTAATAGATAAGACTTTTCATCAATGCCATAGCATGTGGGTCGCGTTGGAAATCGTTAATAATACTCTTATCCAGTTTGTAACCGCAAAAACGTGCCAACCTTATCGGAAAAATCACGCTGTTTTGCGAAAAACAGTCATCAAGAAAGATACGAAAGCCTCGTTCTTGAATTTTCCGCATATTCGCTATCGTATTTCCTTGTTGTGTGAGGTCGACAGTTTCAGCAAATTCTAACACCAGACAATCGGCCCACAGCGGATTATGCAACTGCAACCATGCAGTTTCCATCAAACAGATAAGATGGTGATGGTGCGCGATGCAGGTCGGTATATTGACGGTAAAATAAAATTCGCCCTGATAGCGATTGATACCCTGCACCGCTTCTTGCAGAACGAAAGCTGTAAGCGAGAACCAAATGGCTTCTGACTGTATGTTCGGCAGAAACTCGGTTGGTAGCAGAACGACGCCGTCCTTTCGCCAACGCGAGAGCACTTCAATGCCTTTAATATGCAGATGGATATCGACAATGGGCTGGAAGACAGGATAGACCTGACCGTTCTGAATGGCATGAACTAGCTCGCTTTCAAAAGGGGTGGGCGTGGCCAAAGCTTGCACTGCCTGGCATTCTTTTCGGCTATCCGTAAAGCAGTTGACCTGCTGCGTAAAAGACTCAACCATCAT